TGTTCGTCTCGTTGTTTACCGGCTTACTCGTCGGTTTGCTGGGGGACGAATTAGTTCCCTTTTTATTCTGTGCGTTGATCCATTTTTGCAATGCTTTGACGCTCTTAGGGCCGAACGCACCGTCTACATCCTTTCCCGTAAGTCCACACATTTTCTGCACCGCACGGGCCGTTCCCGGGCCGAACAGAGCGTCCTGAGTGACGCCAGCTCGTTTCTGTAGTGCCTTAACGGTGTCACGTCCGAGGATTGCGTCCTGTGTCAGACCGAGGGCCTTTTGGAGCATCGAGATCGAGTTGTAACCGAATAGCCCGTCAATTTCGAGAACTGTGTCGGTCGAATACTCGGATTTATCGACAGGGAAATACGGTCTAAAGCATCCGCACACGTATTTTGCCGTTCTCGTCTTGTTGGCAACGATGCCTCCGCTTGTGTTGCCCTCGATGGTCTTTACTTCAAGATCAGACACCCTCTCACGTACAAATCCGATATGGTTCGGCACGTTATTAGGTTCCCAATCGAAATAAATCACGTCCATAGGCAGCGCAAGATAAATCGGTATCTGTGCTAGGTTCTTTCTGCACCATGCCATAGAGGTCGGACAGTATGTGACCTTTTTGCCCCCATAAAAAAGAGAGGCGTCGCCTCCCTCATTGAAAATATAATAGACAAAAGCGTTACACCACGCAGCGCCCGCCGGTAACCCGCAGAATTTTCTGAACCGTGCCCCGCCTTGTCCGAGATGCGACTCGGCGATTTTGAGTAATTCGAAATTATTCTTTCCCATCGTCGATCACCTCCGAATCAGCTGGCTCCTCTGCCGACATATAAACGTGCTCGGCATATTCCGCCTCAGGGAGTCCCGTTGCGATGGACGTGAGGAGCGACAGGATACCGCTCAGCAACGACGCTGACACTACCATTTTCCAATCCACCGAGGACAGAACCGTTGCCGAACCGATGCAAGCAATAGCCGTCTGCGCTATCGTCCTGACGCATCTTATCAGCGACGCCCGTATGAATGTATTAGTCATGTGATTATCCTTTCTATTTCCATCTTCCCATAACGTGAAAACATATCTGCATGGTCCGGGTTGTGCTAATTGGTTCACTAACGTACACCCTTACAAGTGCTTGATCCCATGTACTGATTGTTACCCAACCAAGCCCGCCCGAGTCATATAGAGTAGCATTGATTGTTGGATATGGGAGGAATAACCCCGTCGGGAGGTTGACCGTCATTTGAGGTGCATAAAATGCATTACCCCATTGTGTCGTACACGCAACGGACGTTTGTGTTGTATATCCGTAGGCCTCTGCCGTCCCGTCAGCCCATTTCCTCCATTTCCAAATGCCCTCAACACCGCTCTCGACTACGCCTGACGGTTCTTTCGGTGTTGACGAGCCTCCGCCATTTCCGCCGAGTGCGTCCGAGAGCGATGTGCTCAATGTTCCGAGTTCCATCGACGTATAGCGTTCAAGAAGAACGTCGTATACCGTTTTTACAATTTTGAAATATCCGTCAACGCCGTATCTCGGAAATACAACGTGCACGGAGTCGCAAAGATTGCATTGTTGCAGTACGGCATAATTCTTAAACTCCTCAGAGTCTTGGAGTCGTATAAAATCGACCTTTATACTCTGAGACGGGAGCGACGGCTGATTTGCGTTCAGATATGCCCGAGCCTCCGTCTCAAGAGCCGTCACGGTTGGCTGGCTTTCAAACTTGCTCGTCAAATCAAGAGGTATGCACGACGTTGTATTGTCGTACATCGTTCCGCCCGAACTGATCATACTGCCTTTCACGATGAGATCGTTGCCGTATTCGTCTTGACCCGCCCAATACGGGATTATGGCGTTGAACGTCTCCGAATAATCAGTATCGTCCTGATACTCCGTCATATTGAGCCCGTATCTGATCGTATAGTCTCTGATCTTGCCACGCTCCGACCATAATTTGACCGTCCACCTATCCCATTCATACTCGCCACCGTAAGCATCAAGGACAGAACCCTCAACGCCTCCGAGGAGCTGACGGACGGTTTTCGGTGCTCCCTCTGCCCCACTCATATATGCCGTGCTCTCTATGTCCGTCCAATATGTAAACGGATTCGACGGTGTTGCGTTGCTCAGGAGCGTAAAAGCGTCGTTGATGTTATTTATCGGGCCGCCGTTTAGAACGGTCATTTTGCCTTGTTTGTAACTGATGTGGAATGCCTTAAACGTTACTTTCCCGTCTATTGGTTTCGAGTACGAATAGATTTCAAACGGCTGCATATCTGACGTGTCGTCGTGCTCGACGCCGATGATCCGCCCACAGAGGATATCGTCAAAATGTGCTCCGTCTACAGGATATTCAAATTCGACCTCATATACGCCGTTTCTCTCTTCGGTGCACTCGCAGCGCAGAACGTCACGCAATCTTCCGAGGCCGTTCGTAGCAAATACTTTTTCGTCTTTTTCGAATAGAATCGGAATCATATTTTCCACCACCTCGGAACAATCTTGACCTCTGTTATAGTGCTGCCGAAAGATACCGCATTCTCGCCCGACTTCAGAGTCGGCACGTCGCTGCCTAAGTCGATGTTGCTGTTGAGCGACACGACCTCTCCGCCTCTTACCATGTATGCCTCACCGATCTCGCAATCTATGTAAGTCGGATCACCTAACCCGTTACTCGTTGCATATGCTGTTACTTGAGTCCAACCGATAGACTTTTGCGTAACATATTGAGGATCCGGGCTCGGCGGGGTTATTACAAGTGTAGCTCTGACCGTGCCGTTGTTGTTGCCAAAAGCTGGAGCGCTTACTGTAACAGTAAAGTCATAACGTACAAAATCGGACGTAGCCTTTTGCTGTACGTTCAACCGTGCCGTATAACTCGCCGATGTGTTGTCTTTATATCCTACCGTTATTTCAGGGAACGTCAGCTCTATCCCGCTTTTCGCTCCGCCTGTTATCGTAACGTTATCAATTCCCGTCCCAGCGGTAACCGTTGCTAAACGGACATCTGTAAATGAAAACGTGACCGTTAATCCTTTTATCGTAATTTCGTCGCCAACATTTATCAGCGTGTTTGGAAATTTGGTATAAGTGTCATTTCCAACGGTAACGCTGTGAATTATTGGTTGAAAAGCAGCAGCCTTTTTCTGACCGAATAGAGACACGTTTCCAAGATCGGCGTGTATCAAATCAATTTCATATCCGTTAACCTCGAGTCTCCCCTCGCCCTTTACCATTAGCAACGGCTGTGAGTCGAACGGTGTCGGATTAGATATCGTGCCTCCGCTGGCGACCGTCACCTCGGTCTCTCCTGACGTCAGGAACCGCTGAGGTTTGCAGTTGAACGTGAGGGAAAACTCTCCAGCTGTGCCGTTGTCTTTAATCGTCGATGCCACCTCGAGACCGCTCGAATATACTCCGAGTCTGTACTCATCGGGATGATACGAGTCTGTTAATCTCTGATACCCGACCTGTGACAAAACGGCGTTTCTGAAGTCGGACAGTATCTCGCTGAAATCTTGCTGATCATCGCCGAACGTGCCCGCCGGATAAGTGACCTCGATGTTTTCAAAACGCCCTTTATCGAGCGCTATTGAGCCGTTACGCCCCGGAACCGATATAAACTCGACGGTTCTCTCAGGAGCGTTGTAAACGGCCTCTCCCGTGATATAAATGCCGTAATCGGCGGAGTTGACCCCGCCGAACTGCAAACTCTTGTAAACGTTAGAAACTACTGCCATGCGAGCCTCCTCTGTTTTTCTGTCTCTGCGATTCTCCGAGCGACCTCGTCCGCAAGTTCTCGGACGCTCATGTTCTCGGATCCGTAAACGTTAACGACTATTCCGCCCGTTGCGTTATCTGCGATCCTGTCCATTTTGTCCCAGAACTTGTTGAGCGGGAGAATTGCCTCAGGCCCAGCCTCTCCGACACCGTGCAGACGTCCGTCCGCTCCGGCTAACAGAGTCGGCTGATCAAATATTCCGCCTCGAGCGTGCCAACTGATATCGAACGTCGGAACCTTTACGCTCTTGTCGCCGACCTTGACCTCTTTCGAGCCAACGTCAACCTTAGGTATCTTGAGG